TTCGTAACAAATGGGTTTACACCCTTGACGAAAACGGCCAGAGAATAGCAACAAATAGTCTTAAGGTGACTATCAGCGATGAGCAGGAATTACCTGCTATCTTAACAGCTGATAGGATTGCTAAAGCTAGTAAAGCTTTACCAAACCTTAAGTTTGTTGCTGGCTCTGATTACCGCAAAGCTAGTGAAGAGATTCACTTTGAAGAGAGTAAGCAGATAAGTGCTACTTATAAGCCTCTCCCAAAGCCAATCTCATTCTAGCTTTGTAGCCAGTTAGGTCAAAAGGACTGTGATTCCACAATCGTGGATTGCGAATTGACGCTTGATACAGCTTAGGCTGTATCGAGTATCAGTCCTTTTTCCTTTAAAGGTATGAATGTACAACAAGCAAGAAAGAAGTAATGACATGAGCAATAAAGCTACATTTATAATATCAGAAGGTAAGAAGACTAACATGGTTGTAGAACATACAATAGTTAAAGATAAAAAGAATCGTAAAGGCGAGCCTTACAAGATATCTGTGACTAAACATGTTAGTAAGAAGAAAGGAGGCAACAAATGAGAAAGAGTAAGCTAGTTAAGCAAAAGAGGAGATTGTTAAATATATCTCTTAAGAAACTAGGTAGAACACCTGCACAAATTAAGCGTATTGCATTACGAAAATTAAGAAATACGGGAGATTATAAATAATGAAAAACAGTAAATTAGATAAGATACTAGACATTGGTATAGTAATCTTTTTAATATTTTGGTCAATCGTAATAGGGGTAGCATTTTTAGACTACCTCTTATTACAATGATGAGGAGAAGTGTGCCCCCTTGGAATAAAAGTGATTTAGTAGCGTGGCTTACAAAGAAGTTTTCACATGTTCCTAAATCACGATTCCAAGTAATGGGAAAGAAACAGCTATGGGCAATATATTTTAAGAATCAAAAGATTGGACACCGCTAGTCCATTTATTTGTCTACTTAAGCTAAGACAATAGTAGATACTGAAATAAAATCAGGGCCTGATGAAAATGCGTTTGAAGGGCAAAACATTGAGGCATCTATTCCTTTTCGGTGCCTATATCTACTAATAGAGAACAATGGTAGGTTCAATTTATAATGAGTGTACGCCCCTACATATTGTTACTCAAACAGGGGGTGTGTGGTATTTCCGTAGTTTTTCATAGCCACACACTCCCAAAGATTTAATTTTTTTTCATTGTAAGTAATGCAGGAGCATTACCTCTATAGCAATGAAGTAATCCTAAAATAGGAGGTAGTAAACATGGGTAAAGTAGAAGAAGCGATTGATAAACTCATTCGCAGTCTAGAGTCCATAGGTTACTCAACTGATGAGGCAGTAAACAAGGTAAACAATGACCTTGAGAATGCTAAAGCAGAAGTAGAAGCGTATAACGATTGGATAGAAGAGAGGGTTTCAGTGTGGATAGAAACAAGGTGGTAAACTATGCTTTGATAGAAAAGCTTGTCTTTTATAGAAGAGACAAGAAAACGAATCAACATATCTACAAAAATAATCTACTTGGTATCTACAGCAACAAGGATGTAGCTGAGTTTATCAAGTCTAAGGCTAAGAAGTTTTTAGTAGCTAAAGATGCCATAAAGAGTATTGAGTATGATATTATTGAGACAGGTAAACCAGTAACAACCATAAAGGTTGACAGTTATGTCAACAGAAAGAAAGAGGTCAATAATGGCTGAAGTAAGATACATGGCGTATCATAAAGGTGGTGTGCCACAGACTGTGTCAGCAGACACTCCAGCAGAGATTGCTGAGAAAGAAGGGTTTAGCATTGACGATAATCAAGTAGCGATTTTCGTTGGTGGTAAGTCTGCAACTCCAACCACTCGTTTAAGAGATGGTCAGGTTGTGTCTTTCCAGAAGGCTCGCCAAGAGTCTGGGTGCTAGTCACCAATAACAATAATAAGCCCCTGCTTCGGCAGGGGTTTGTTATCTAATTAACTTAATAATAATGGAGAATAATATGTTAGAATATAAAAGATTACAATCTACAGATGTAATACGATATAATACAGAAGAACAAAGTCTTAGTGCTTCTGAAGTGTTTAATTCTATATTTAGTTTTGGAGCGATAGTAGATGATGATTTCTGGAAAGATTTCTTTGAGCACTACGAGTTCTTTTATATAGATGAAACAGAAAGTGTGTATCTAATTGTAAGAAATGCAAGATTAAGAATGCGTAAGTTTTATTACTTACCAACATTGTATGTAAAATTTGACTTAACGAAAGTTATGAACGGACAGCTGGAACCTCAACACCTACGATACTTACAGAAGTTAGATTTTTATACTAATCTAAAAAACGAAGAGCCAGAAGACGCATATAAATTTGAATCAGAAATACGATTCATGCCAGCGTATCATTCACACATTGATGCAATGGGTTGTGCGTGTTATGGTAGATGGGCTACAAATATTGGTGATGCTGTTGCTAATGGTGCGTATCAAACAATAGAATCAATACAGGCATTTCTAAATGACTATAATGGTAGAAGTCCTTTCTATCGTATTGACCCTTATTCATTTGATGGTAGCAATACGGCTATGTATAAGTTTGCAAAACTTCATAACTGGGATACGAATAAGTATATTGTACTTAATAAGTTCTTTGAATATACAGTTGGTAAAGATTGGTTTGTAGACTTTTGTCAACATTCTAATCGTAATTATGAATTAGCATCACAAATATGGTTTTTCTTAGAAAGTGCAGATAATGATAGTTTCGAAGATAGTATAGGTAAAGATGTGGCTTTGTTTGAAATAATTAAAAACTATGATGACACTTGCCCCTATGATAACTATATTTATTATATGAATGGTTCTGATAGTACTCAGTACGATGAATGGTTTAAGTTTGACTTATGGTTTAAAGGACTGACTGGAGTTGGTTTTACAAAAGATATAACAAGTTGGGTTAATCATTTATTAGGACTTGAAGTAAGTCGTGGTGACTTAGCTATGCTAAGTTATGGCATGGGTAGTAATCTAGCTGTAATAAATGACCTTGCAAGTATTGTAGCAGAAACAGATGCTTTATATAAAAGACACAATAGTTTTAATCTTGTAATGCAAAGAATTATACAGAGATGTTTATTGCAGAACAATAGAACTACTGACTTTTATTCTTATGTGCCTTTGTTTCTAATGATAGGTGCATTTAAAAATCCAAGTCTTATGTATAAAAAATACTTAGAATGGCTTCAGGTTAAATCAAGTAATACAGATACACAAAAGATTAGTATGGTAAGAGAAATCGAAAGAGAAAATCGTACATTATATTGGTATGAAGACTTTAGAGATTTACCAATCTATACAAATAGTTGTACACTTGATTTTAGAGCAAAATGTGCAATAATAAGCAATGACAATACTGTAGATTATACTGTTGATGAATATTGGGAAAATCTTCTTTCTCATCAGTTATTTCAACAAATGAACTATGTAGCAGAAAATTATAATCAAGGTAGTGCACTAAAAGATGGAGACTATGTTGATTTATTTGATGCATACAGAGGATTAACAAATCTACAAGAGTTGACTGCTGAAGTAAGCTTGACTGAAGAAGAAATGTTTCATGAGATATTACTAAGGTCATTGTATCAACACGATATGAATATAGACTCTACACTTTATTTTAAATTATGTGATATACTAATAGCAAAAAATCACGATTCAAACGAAGTAACTAGTAGTATGTTACCATATACAAATAGAGGTGAAGAGTATGATGAAAATACAAGAGAAAATGCAATAAAGTATTTGTATGAACTAATTCCTGATTTTCCTAGAAAAGCTAGTGAGATAAAGGATTATAAATACAGGCTTTATGAGCCAATAATCTTTGAAGCATATAATTTGCGAAAGCAAGAACTTAATAAACATATAAAGGAGATTAATAATGCAATTAACAATTCCGTTAGAAGTATACAGCAAACTGAACTATTTTCTTAAAAAGTTCCCATCAACAGAATGGTCTGGCCCAGCATGGTACAAACCACATTATAAGAAAGGGGATAAGTTTCCAATAGGATTTACACTTATACACTTTCACCCTGTTGATTTAGGACATGGTACAGCAACAACAATAGAGGCTGAAGATACTGCAAAGATACTTGAGAAGACATGGAAGAATTACCCTGAAACAGAAAAGTGTATGATGGGTATTATACATTCTCATCATAGTATGGGTGCTTTCTTTAGTGGCACAGACAAGAGCTGTTTAAAAGATAATGCTCCAGATGAAAACTTCTATTGTTCCACTGTTGTAGCAAGTGCAAAAGAAAAGTTTGCGTTTGCATTAAGTTACAAAGACCAATATGATAAAGTACATCTAATAGAGGCAGAGTCTAAAGATATTAATATGACTATGCCTGTAGATAATAAAGAACAAAAGAAATGGGAAACTATTGCTAAGAAAATAGAGAAATCTAAAGAAGAAACAATAGTTACTAGATTCTATAAAGGAGGTAGCCTTAACCAAGGCAACTTGTTTTCATATAGGCCTAATTCTTATTTGTTTGATAATTATGATGAGCTTAATACTCACATAACTAAACAAGATAAAATAGTTGATGACCTAAGACAATCCTCTTTAACTGCAGATGACCCTGACTCTGCCTTTATATCAAGTTTGTATGATAGTTTTACAAAAGGTGATATAGAAGAGTTAGTAATGGAAGATGCATTAATAGATATGAATCTTAACCCAAGAATAGTATTAGATGAACTAACAAAAGGAGATAAAAATGCAACAAAAGTTTCTGCGTAACAAAGACTTAATACCACAAAGTAAACTAGACGATGTAACAGTCGTTGGTTTAGGTGGTATTGGTAGTGGCGTGGTGATGTTATTAGCTACAATGGGCTTTAAGTTTATTCGTGGCTATGATAACGACATCATGCAGGAACACAATTTCAGTACAACTCTATACCCAGAATCATGGTATGATGAAGAAGGTAGCAATACTAAAGCTGATATGGCTGAAAGAACTGCTAAAAACTATGGTGGTAAGATGATAGAGACTGAAATGAATAGTAGTCTGTTTACAGGTGAGGGGCAAGTCCTCTCACCTAAGACTATAGTTTGTACAGATAGTATGAGTAGTAGGAAGTTAGTATACGAATCATGGCTAATGAATCCAGACAGAGAAATCTTAATTGACCTTAGGATGGATGCATTAAGTATGAGCTGTATAACTACAACCAAAAATCTTGATAAATACCAAGACTATTGGTTTCCTAACGGAGGTAGTGGAGAACAAACTCCATGCACTATGAAACATACTATATTCTGTGCAAACCTAATTAGTGGTATTGGTGTGAATCAACTGTTTAATTACTTGACACAAAGACCTTTCTATGCGTATATTTGGCAAGGTCTTTCGCCTTTAGTAACAAAGACAGAAGACTTTAATTGTGGAGAAGTAAATGAATCAATCAATATAACTGAAGGAGAAGCGTATGCAAATACAAACTCGTACAGTCTCAACTAATTGGAGTGACACCATTGGAGGGTTGACTTGGTATTTTATCGGTCAACCCAAAACTGGTAAAACGACAGCGGCGGCTAACTGGTCAAGCAAAGGTGCAGAAGGTGTTCTAGTAATAGACACTGACCTTGGTGCTGACTTTGTTGATGGTGCTAATGTTGTGACTGTAACATCACTTAACCCACCTTTCGAAGGAGAGGGAGATGACAGAAAAGTTGTCCCACCACTTGAGAGAGGTTTCTATCATAGAGTAGGGCCTGACAAAGGCAAGCCAATGGAAGTCTACTCTTTATTTGAGGTATATACTTGGATAAAGAATAGTTGGACTGAACTTGGTTACGAAACTATTGTGATAGATACTATAGACACTATAAACGAATGGATACAGGAAGCTGTATGTGAAGAGATGAATATTAGTGCTATGGGTGAAGGTGACTGGGGTTCAGATTGGGGTAAAGCTAGAAAGAAAAATGTTGACATAGTCAAAAGACTACAACTCTTAATGAAACAACATAGCTCAAACCTAATCTTAACTTCGCACTCAAAACAATCCCAAATGAATGATGGTAAAGTACAACTAAGTCCAGAGTTACCTCGAGGCTTAGGATATGCACTATGTGCTAAAGCCGATGTAATTGGCTACTCTACAGTAGTCAAAGACAATCCAATTCCAAAAGTATCTTTTCAAGCATATGATGAGAGAACAGTTGGCTCTAGACTAAAACCATTAAATGGGCTTGTTTTACCGTTTACATATACAGATGTAACTAAAGCAATAACTGAATATAAAGAAGATGAAGGAGAATAAGTATGGCATTATTGCAAACTTCAAATAAAGGAACTAAGAATGACTTTACTGGCTTTCTAGAAGCTGGCATAGAAAGAGTCGAAGATAAGTCTGGTCAATACGACTGGGCTGATTGTTGGCTTGATGTGCATTTTAAGCTCAAGGGTAGTCAGTATCCACAGGTTCATTCTATCAAAGGTTCTTTCGATAAAAACCCTGATGGTACAATAGAAGTCAATAGGGTAGTTAGACAATTTAACTATCTTAGAGAAGCTATTGGATTTGATGGTGGTATCAATACCGAAGGAGGATGGGAAATGGAAGATGGTAGTGTTGTAGACAATATAGAGTCTACACTAAACCAATTCATTAACACCATGAATGGTAGTGATAACCCATTGTTAGAACCACCTCATGACTTTCTTATATATGTTTATAGAGAAGCTCCTAAAAAAGCTGGCGATAAATCATATAAAAGAGTCTTAGGTAAAATAGTATCTAATAACAATTCAGGTAGAGCTGACTTAGAAAGTTATGTAACCTACATGAAACAAAAAGGATACTTGAAGGAAGCATCTGAAAACGATACCCCTTCCACACCTACTCAACCTAAAGATGACATGCCATTTTAATGGAACTTTATGTTGAGGTAGCTATAGGGAGCCCCCATAAAAGGGGGCTTCTTATGCCTATAGGTAAATACGAACAACACATGACCGAGTTCTTAGAACGGGGTCAATATATACCCATATATAGGTCTCATTATCTTTATGATAAAGATGCTCATCTATTTACACAAGATAGCAAATCACTCAAAGACTATATGGGTAAGAGATATATTGATAATGTACTTATTGATATTGATAGAAAAGATGATAGTGACGAAAGAGTTCTTGAAAAAGCTAAGTTAGCTGTTAATGAGCTAAATTCATTAGGATTAAAAGAGGGTAATTACAGAGTATACTTTAGTGGTACAGGGTATCATATAATGGTATGTGCTGATTGCTTTGGTTTTGAACCTAGTGAAAATCTTCCTTATGTAGTAAAGCAAACTATGACACAATTATTTACAACTGTAAACATAGACCCTGCTGTATACATGAGAACTGCTATATACAGAGAACAAGCTACTAAAAATGCTAAATCAAATTTGTTTAAAACATTGTTGCCAACAAATAAGTTTATGCAATTAACTGTAGCACAGGTTAAAGGACTATCATCTCAACCATCTAAGATAAACTGGGAAGAAACTATGTGGGGTGACGGCAGTTTAGAAGAATACATACAGACAAATGTGGAGAGTGTCCGTTCTTTTAAAGCCGTACAAGAACCTACAAAAGTTGCACCTTGTATACAACAAATGTATATGGAAGGGCCTAACGAGGGTAACAGAAACAATGTTATACTTCGTATAGCATCTCATTTTAGACGAAATGGTATACCATCTGAAGCAACTAAAGCAAGCATGCTTCATTGGAACAATAATCAGTTACAAGAAAATGTCGTTTTAGAAAAAGTAGAAAGTGTCTATAACAATGGCTATCAATATGGCTGTAAAGATGTAGAGATGAAAGCTAGATGTAAAACGCATTGTATACATTATCAAAGAAAAGACTATGACATAGAAGTCAAGGATTTTCAACAACTACAAAAGAAACTAGAAGAAAGAATGTCTACTGACTTTAGTGGTAGAACAATAAATTTGTCAAAAATATTTGGTTTACCAGATGTTGATTGCACAATTTATCCCGGTGAGTTAGTTACAATATTTGGGCCCACAGGTGCAGGTAAAACTACTGTAGCTCAAAATATTATATTAGGTTATAATTCTGCACAAGATAGAATTGATGAAGATTTACAACTTAATACATTATACTTAAGTCTAGAGTTATCAGACTGGTATATGCACAAAAGACATATTCAAATAGTTGCTGATGTAGATAAACAACAAGTAGAAAGTGATGTAAGTAAAATAGCGGAAGACCACAAAAACTTACTAGACCATGTTATTATACAAACTGTACAACCTACAATAGAAGGTATAGCTAATAAAATAAGAGAGCTAAACCCACAAGTTGTAGTAATAGACTATATAGATTTAATAGACCCCGGCCCCACAAAGCGTGGTGAATATGAGGCTATTAGATATATAAGTCATACACTCAGTAATATGGCTGTAAACAATGATATTATTATTATTCAACTATCACAAGTAAGTAGAGAATATAGTAAGAATGATGTATTAGATTTGTATGCAGGTAAAGGTAGTGGTGCTATAGAAAATGCATCTCGTAAGGTAATAGGTATTAATGGTCAAGCAAAAGACCCTGTCAAATACTTATCCTTATTCAAAAACAGTGATGGTGAACTCTTTAGTGATATTCCACTAAGATGGAGACCATCATTTAGATTAAGGAGAGATTACGAATGAAGCTTATAAATAAAAAGCAAACTGCAAAAGAAATAATAGGTGAGTATATGGACACCATATTAGAAATGAGCATAACTGAAGAGCCAGAGCAGATTACTGCATTGGAACTTAAGAGAGATGGTTTGCAGTTAAAAATGAAAGAGAAAGTAAAAAGCATTGATTACTTTTCTCAAAACCTAAAAGAAAGAGACTACTTATTAAGTGCTGAAATAGAAGCTCATAAGGATGAAATAGATAGACTAAGGAATAGACAAAGAGCCTTAGATGCTACTAGTGACTACTTAAATAAGATACTCTTACCAATGCTAATTGAAGAACTTGGTGATGAAAATGGTGTTTTGGAAACAGATACTGCTAGGTATAAACTATACGAAACCTTTGGTAGTGTTATAGTTACAGACCAAGATAAAGTACCAGAAGACTTTATAAAAACCAAGATAACTCAATCAATAGATAAGGCTAAAGCTAGAAAGGTATGTATGCAATTAGTAAAAGACAATGCAGAATTACCTGAAGGCTTAAGCATAACCAAAGTTAAAAGGGTAAAAAGGTCTTGATAAAATATATCATAGACTTTAGTTGGACTAAATCTGGTGTAATGCTACATCTGTTCTCAATAGTGAGTATAGGTGTAGTATTATACTCAGGAGGTTCAAGCTATTCTGATAGAGAAACTGACTATTTACTTATTCAGTTTAGACTTTGGAGATTAACAACTAACATAGAGATAGGAGTAGAATAATGAAACTACTATATAATCCTTTTAAAAGGAAAAATAAACCAAGTGTACAAACAAGACTAAACCAATTAGGTAATTTTACTTGGGATAATAAGAAAAAGATAGATAAATTATCATCATTAGTAGATGAACTAACTTTATCTATAGAAGCAATAAGCACACCAAAAAGAGGGAGACCTCGTAAGAATGGCTAGTCCAATAGGTGGAGACCCAACAGGATTTAAATGTTCAGAGTGTGGAACAAATAATCTAATTTGGGAAGAATATGGAGATAGCACTTCTGATGTATCAGAGCTTGGTACATTTTGTGAACATTGCGAAGATGTTAAGACACCGTTTGATTATGGTATTGATTACGGTGTAGCATAGTAACTTAGGGGGCTCCGACTTCTCCACATACCAATGCCTACCAGCATAGGGGCCCCTTTCATTCAGGAGGATATATGTCTGCTTTGAAAGACTTAAAAGACAAAGAAAAATCAATAAAGATGTTAATGGATAAATTTGATGGTGATGCAGAAGGTACATTTCAATCAAGGAATACAAATAGAATAGATATAGCTCAAGTAAAAGCAGAAGAGTATCTAGAGTCAAAAGGTATACCATTTAAGAATATAGGATTTGATAGTAAAGAAGATAGAATACCTTCTACTATATGGTTTAGTATGCCAGAGTTCTTAAGATGTATGCCTGACATGTTTGTATTTGTAAATAGTACTTTTTACTTTTTAGAAATAAAGGGCTGTCAAGATTCTGTTAAATTTAAGATAGATGATTTACATCAATATAATCTCTGGAATGGTATAGCACCAGTACAGGTGTTTATATATGCTACTAAACTAGATAAGAAATACTTATTGAATTTAGACTTAATATGGGATAACTTACATAACGGTACTTGGGGAAGATATAGTGATAATAATAAGTTGTATATAGATATACCCTGTAGTACATTAGAGAAGTATGAAAGAGAATAACTACATAGCAAGAAAGAAAGCTGTAATGAAATTATGGGCTTGGCTTGCTAAGAAAAAGAAATGAATAAACAAGACTTTAAAGAAGTACTTGTACCTGTACATGGTACCCATTGGCAGAAAGCTTATAAAAAGCTTTTACGCAAAATAAGTGCATTAAAGTCTAGTTTAAAAAGAAGAGCTCTAGAATCAGGCACTAAGTTTGATATAGAGCTAAATCAGTTAAAACAAATGTTTCTTGATATTTATGGTAATGATTGTAAATATTGTGATAAGAAACTTAATTATCGAAACATAGCTTGTGACCATGTTATACCATTAACTAAAGGTGGTGATAGTTTAATAGAAAACCTACAGTTAATATGTAGAACATGTAATACAAGAAAAGGGCCACTTGATGAAGGAGATTTTAGCTTACTAGTTGATTTAGTAATGGAACTTCCTGAAGAATTAAGTACCTATGTAATGAGAAAACTAGCCAAAGGAGGGCGATACTAATGTTACAAATAAAAACAAAAAACCCAGTAGACTTCGTAACAAAAAACAGAGGTATGGGTAGTAAAGAACCTGATACTAAAATAACTGATGCAGAGTTATTAAAGTTTTATTTAATTTTAATAGCAAGTAATACTATTGAATTAGGTTCTGCAGGTTACAAAAGAATGATTCAAATTATGTTAAAGGTTCAAAAGCAAGAGCTAAAAGCAATGAGAAGTAGTCATCAAAGAAGAGCACAAGCAAGAGAATTTAATAAAATACTATTAAATACTGCTCGGGCTTATATTGAAGAGTATGAAACATTCTTAGGTCAAGTAGGAGCTAAAGCATGATTGAACCAAATGCTACACTTAAACTTAATTTAAGTGAGCTAGAAACAATAAGTAATGCATTAGTCAAAGATACTGAATTGCAATTATTTATGGAAGAAACTATACAAAAACTTCACGAAATGAAGCAAGAACAGATAGACGAAGACTTACAGAAGGTGACAAATGGCTTTTGTGCACCGGGAGTAAACTGTGAGTAATAAACGACTAGCCCTACTACATTGTGCCAACTATGATGTTGGTAAGTGTAGTGGGGTGTTGTTTGTTCGTAATGAAGACAATACTCAGATTGCACAAATACTTAATAAAGAGTATGAAGGCAAAGAGTGTTTTGTAGAAAAAGGCTGTGAATACTTTAAAGCTTGTGTAAGACCTGCACTTTAGCTCCGTATAGGTCATGAAGGGGGGATTATAGCTCTCTATCCCCCTTTCTCTTTTTAAAAAAATCTCATAGTACACCCATCAGATTTTAGAAAAAAACTTTTATTTATTCATCATCAGTTAAATAAGTATAACCAAGTAACCCAGAACCAGCTAATCCTGCCATACCAGCACCAGCTTGTACTCTGTTTTTCATAAAGTAATTCCTATATTCATTAAAACCTTTTTGGTTTTTAGCGTTTTTTACTATTTGATTATGGTCTTTATACAGTTTATCAATATTAACCCTATCTGTTTTAGCTAACGGACTATAATTAGATAATGCTTGTACTTGCTCTGCTTTTGTTGGGTCTAATTGTTTAGGTGTAGGAGTAGCAAAACCAGTATTTTTAATAGCTTTTCTTTGTGCTTTTCTAGCCATTACTTCTGCATATGAATCAGTACTATCAACACCTTGTATACTTTCTAATTTTAAATCATCAGATTCATCCATTAGTTTTTTAATATCTTTCTTAGCTTTGGGTATTGATATTTCTCTAGCCTTAGTTATATTAAGTGTTTGTCTACCTTTAGTTTCTGCAGATATACCAAACAAATCAGGTCTATCACTAGCTAATAATTTTATTTTATCTGGTTTTTTAAGATTATACTTAATTAAACCTTTGTAACCACCCCAATCATAGTTAGGCTTACCCTTAGGTGACATAGATATATAAATATCATCACCAACTTGAGATGTATTAAATTTATTAAATATAGCTTTTATAGTATTAGCTTTTCTATCTTGAGGTAATGTTCTATCTAATGCTTGTAAACCTTCATATACTCTGTTATCAAATTGTATCATTCTTAATACATCACTATGAGGTACATTCTTATATACTGCAAATTGATTATACAATGTAGGAGTTTTTTGAAATCCTATACCTAACATTTTTAAATCTTGTCCATCAAAATCATCAAGTACATTGTACTTATTCTTCATGTCTACCAATACACCTTTAGCAGTTCCACCTTCTCTATTAATAAATCTATTTATACCTTCATATGGTGTCTTACCTGTATACATATAAGTATTTCTATAATCATTAGTTAATTTAGCAAACACTTTTTTATCAGCATTCCTTATTAAACTTCTAGCTTTGCTATAGCTTATTTCATCTCTTTTAAACATATCTATAGCTTCTTTTTTAACTATTTTAGATTGTTCATATATATCACTACTAACTTTAGATACACCAGTTTTTCTATATGCAAAAGATTGTGATGGACTTAATGATTGATAAGCTAATCTTGAAGTTCCTTTTATTCCTTCTTTACCTGCTAAATATGCTTTACCTACTCCACCTACTCCTTTACCATAAAATCCATTAAGAAAGTTATTCATACTATCTACAAAAGCACTTCTAGCTCTACCACCACCAAATAAGATTGCTCTACTAGCTAACCTTACACTTGGTATAGCAATACCTGCTACAGTTGCAAGTTGTAATAAGTTTTCTGCAAACTCATTTCTGTCTTCAGCCATTACATTGCTCCAAATATACTAGATGCTCTCATTCCCGGAGGTGTCCAAGACTCTTCACCTTTTTCTTCTTTTTCTTTTTCTTTAACACTTAATCTCTTTGCACTTACTACTGGTATACCTGTTAGTTTATCTATACCATAGTAAGGATTATCAGTTAAACCACCGGGGCCAACAAGGTCTCTTGCTAATCTACCAAAAGGAAACATTGTCCAAGCGTAGTAATTACCCATCTTTTCCCAATCATCATTAAGAAAGCCATTTAATATAGGCCCTGATAGCCTAAATGATGGTGGCGTAATAAGTTGTAATGGTGCAAGAGCTGTAGGATATGCACCAAAGAATGCTCTATCTCTTGTTTTCTCATCACCAAACATCCAATCAGATAAATCTTGAAACCAAGCATAGGGTTGTGGCATTTGTGAACCAAATAATGAATACATAAACATAGAACCTAATGCTAGTGATACCATATCACTTATCATAAGCCTCTTAAACCTATCGTATTGCTGACTATTTGGGTCTATGCCATAGATACTAGCTTCTCTTAATATTTTATTCCTAAAGCGTACACTATTCCAAGCCCATAGCTGGAATCTGGTCATCATCTTACCCATAGCTGTACCTGCAAATAAGGGTCGAAATGGTACACTATATAAGAATTGAGTAGCCTTAACCCCTCTTTTACCAAGTTCTATTAAGAAAGGATGGTCTCTTTCAAGTATTCTACCACCAAGCTTATTTCTAGCTTGTATGTAATGTGCTATAAAAGAATCTCTACGCAATGTTCTTTCAGGTATAGACATAAATTTACCTGCTATATCCATTAAGCTTTGATTTACACCATGTTTTTTACCTAAATCTCTTAACTTAACATCGGGTAATTCAGGGTCTTTCTTTAATGCTTGTTTAAAATCTTTTAAGAAGGAATTAAATTTAGCACCCGTTAACCTTGGGTTGGCACCTACTTCACGAATTATAAATTCTTCAATGATGCCTAGCTCTCTAACCCAAGTATTAACATCGTTCCAAGTTTTAAAATTGCTATCTATATTCCTTCTTAAAAAATCTAAGTCTTTTGCTTTCCTAAAGTTATTCCAACCTGAATTAACTATGGTCATTTGTGAACCCCCTAAGTAGTTAGCAACACTAGACTTAGGGTGAGCAAGTAATGTAGCAAGTGAATACTTAGCTTCAGCATTACCTATGTTAATAACTGTTTGTGCATCTATTCTACCTAGGTCTTTTAGTTCAGGTGGTAAATCTTTTCCAACTAAGTTTAGTTTCTTAGCTATCTTATCAAATCTTTGTGCTACCATGTTATCAGCAAAAGCACTATACAATGTACCCTTGATATTCATGTTTTTATTCTCAAATAACTGAGAAGGTATTACTGCAGGGAATCCAAGACTTTGTTGAGAGTATAGTTTAAAAAAGTTCATCCAGTTAGAGCGTAAGTCTTCAGGCATATCCTTATGTTTATTAGCAAACTTAACTATAGTTTCTCTAGCCATTAGCTGACCAACTTGCCTATATAACATTCTATTTATACTATTACTATATTCTAAATATGCCTCAGGACTTAGATTCCATCCGTCTATATGGTTTTCTCTTGAGAATTGACTGCCTATTTTACCAGTATTTTCAAACCAAGATATCTGTTCTTTAAGGTCTTGTTTCTTTTGATATTTGACAATAGAGTCAGTAACATATTCCCATGCTTCGTTTTGTACATCCATCTCTACAAAATCACCAGTAAGCTGTTTTGTCTGCATGTAGACCTTAGCAATCTTTTCTCTCTTTTCTTTTAAGGGTATATTACTTTCCCATATCATCTTAATCTTTTTGCGTAAATCTCCAGTAACTACGCCACGCTCAAACATCTTAGATACATGAGGAAAATAACCAAACAATGCTTTTTTATCTCCTACATAACCTTCATAACCAAGCTTACCTGTTTTCTGTAATGGCATACGAGTTAATGCAGAACTTGCTCCATCTCGTAATGTTTTTCTTATAGGGTTAGTATCGCCAGCACTTCTCTCTGCGTTACGCAACTGTTGTATCTGAAAACTTAATATAATCTTACGCATACCATCTATGCCTATTTTACTTTCAGGCATGGGTTTGCCATGTTTCATATGGTCTAAGAAAAAATCTATTACTTTCTTTCTGTTAAATACGGGTATATCAGTTTTATATCTATTACCACTAGCATCAATACCCTCTATGTATTCTACATTACCCTTACTATCCTTATTAGCAAATCCATTTACAAACTCTATATCACCAGTAAGCTTTAACCAATTCTCTTGATTCTTTACAGCTACTAAATCTTGTATTTCTTTTACAACTTCAAAAGCAGGTCTCCTCTCACCGCCAACCATGGTAAGACTTCTCTCTCTATTCTTATCCCATTCTACTTTATCCGCCCATTCCTTAGCTCTTTTTTCATAGGTCTGTGCATAGCTTTCTGCTATAGCATCACCATCTTTAGCTCTTTGTCTAAGTCTTGGTATTTCAAACTTAGCTTCTGCATCAGCCATTGCATACCACCATAAGTTTTCACCTAATTCAGTATTCATATACTTTTCAGTAGCTTCAGCCCATCTACGGTCTTCTCTTTGACTTTGCATAGTACCAAGTTCCTGTGATAGATAAATATGATTTTGTATTTCACCCATCCATCCTTGAGCAGATTTAGCTTTACCCGTAACCCAGTTACCATATTTATCCTTGTATACAGTTTCTGTATTATTCCATTCTATCTCATGTCTCATAATATCACGCTCTATTGCTTCAGGAAACATGTGATAATAACGCTTAGCTATCTTAGGGAACTTACCTTCAACCTTAGCAAAGGTTCTTTGAAACCAAGTACCTCCTCTATGGCTTTTAAATATATTGTTTACTATTTTCCAATCTGTAGCATTCATTGTATTGATATCTTTATTAATCATATCTCTTACAATGTAGTTTAAATTTTCAGCAGTTTTAGGCCCATAATAGTCTAAATGACCCTTTAATTCATTATAGACCTTAACCATTGTCTTATCTAATTTGCCTTCTTTTAGACCCTTAAATGGAGCGTATTCATCCAAATACTTCTTAGTCTTAACATCATAGTCTCTAGCATTAATAGCTAATCCTTCTGTTCTTTTACCATCTTTATTAAACAATGGTTGCTTTGTTGCCTCTGCTTCAAAATTATCCATAATCTTATCCGCTGATTCCAGAGGCAACTTTTCTGGTTTCATACTAGTAAATGCTTCATCCATGATATCAAGCTGTCTTCTTATCATGTAGTCACTTACCTCTTTAGATGCAAATCCCACTTTACTAAACTTTGTATTATTTAAACTTTTCTTTTGTGCTTCTAAATATCTTAATGCTTGGTTCTTTCCTCTGCCAGCAGGTAGTTTGTTTATACCAGCTTCTAATCGTTTTACAAAATCAGGATTACCCTTTTGCCAACTACTAATAAGTAATGCATCATATAAGTCTTGCCAAGCTTGAGGCTTACCCTGTTTATCCATAGCTATCATAGTATCTACCTGTCTTTGGTCTACCTCTGCTGATACTTTCTCACCTGCACTTGTTCTTTCTATTTCAAGTATTCTATTCTTTTGTGCGTCAGTTAAATCCATTCTTTCTAATTCATCTACTGCTTCTCTTTCTTTATCTAGCTTAGATTTAACACGAGCTTTTTCTTCAGCAAGTTTAGCTATATTAGTAAATTCTTCTTTACTTATTGCATCTTTACGCCATACTTCATTTATAAGTTTTATACTGCTCCAGTCACCTAGGTCTTCTGATATAAACTCTGATGCTTGTCTTACTAAGTTATCTAATACAGATGCTTTATCTGTTCTGCTCTTTAGCATTTCAGGTAGCATATTATTAATATCTTGTTGACTTAAGTTTTTATTAAGCTCAGTTCTTTTTGTATACTTGTTTAATGAGTTAAATAAACCTGCATATTCAGACCTTTTATTTCTAGTAGTAGGGAATGGTAACTCATTGTGAGGATTAGAGTTATACAGATTTTTTATCTTAGATATAAATAAGTCAGGATTACTTTGTATAAAGTTATTAAACTCAATATCATTATCTATTAATCTAGACCTGTATTCATAATCCCAAAGTCTATTACCCCTAACTAATTGTATAGGTCTTTGCATACCCACAACTAAACTTTTCCTACCAAGAGCATCTCTTATTTCTTTATACTCAGGAGTTTTTAATGTTTCATTTAAATCTCTATACCAGTTATCAATCTTGCTAGATTCCATCCTGTGTAAGAATGAATCAGTCCAGTCAAGGGGAGTAACAAGTTTAGCTACCTTACCATAAAAAGTAACATCAGTTCTATTATCTTTACCTATAGGTGGTAAGTTTTCTGATTGTACCATTTTATCTTTAAACTCTGGGTAGGTATACATTCTATGAGTTCTTAGGTTTCTACCAAAACCTGCACTATTTATACCACTCATAATACTAAGTATTAATCTTCTTTTTTGATTAG